TTAAATGGTCTTACTGTATTGAAAGGCGATATGGATAAATATTATGACGCCGACCCAATAATCCAAGAACATCAAGCCAAAATTCATTACACACAAGAAATGGTTGATACATTAAAAGAGATTATGGATAACATTAAATGGAGACATCAGTCGATTAAAAATGCCATCGAATGGCATAAATTTACTTCAGGAATGTAATGGAAACTCTTATTGTAACTAAGGTTAATGAAACCTTTTTACACATTGATTGTGAACCGTCGGTCGAACGAGAATTATCTGAACACTTTTGTTTCTTTGTGCCTGGTTATAGGTTTATGCCAGCATATCGTAATCGTATGTGGGATGGCAAAATTCGTTTATTTGATATGCGAAAAAAGACCTTATATACGGGTTTATACAAATATTTAAAAGAGTTTTGCGATGGTAGAAATTATACAATACATAGAGATATTGATTTAATACCAACAGAAGAATTTAATGCAGATGCTGCTGGGTTAACATTAACTGCAAATGGAAAAGAAATTACACCCAGAGATTACCAATTGGAGGCCTTATCACATGCTATCACTAATCAAAAAAGTTTATTATTATCACCAACCGCATCAGGTAAATCCCTTATTATTTACATGGCTATTCGTTTTTACCTTGAATCTTATGATTCTAATGTTCTCTTAATAGTACCAACCACATCACTAGTAGAACAAATGTATTCTGATTTTGCAGATTATGCCTCAAAAGACCCATCGTTTGACCATGAGGAAGAATGTCACAGAATATATTCCGGTAGAGAAAAATATAACATAAATAAAAGAGTTGTTATCACAACATGGCAATCCATATATAAGGAACGCCCAGATTGGTTTGATGGTTTTGGTATGGTAATAGGAGACGAGGCTCATAATTTTAAGGCCAAATCACTTACAGCAATACTAGAAAAATGTGTTAATGCAAAATATCGTATTGGTACTACAGGAACACTTGATGGAACACAAACACATCAATTGGTATTAGAAGGATTATTTGGTCCAGTTTACCAGGTTACAACAACAAAGAAATTAATTGACAGCGATGATTTAGCACAATTAGATATATCTGTTTTGGTTTTAAAATACCATAATGATATATGTAAAGCAATGAGTGGTAATAGTTATCAACAAGAGCTTGATTTTATTGTAGGGTATAATCCTCGAAATCAATTCATCGCGAACTTGGCTAGAGACCAAAAAGGTAATACACTAGTACTTTTTAATTATGTAGAGAAACATGGTAAACCTTTACATGATTTATTAAAAACAAAATTAACAGATAATAGGAAATTATTTTATGTCTCAGGAGAAACAGATGTCGATACAAGAGAATCAGTCCGTGAGATTACCGAGAAGGAAAAAGACGCGATTATCGTTGCTTCCATTGGCACTTTTTCTACAGGTATTAATATTCGTAATTTACACAACATTATATTTGCTTCACCAAGTAAGTCGCAAATTAGGGTTTTACAAAGTATCGGAAGAGGATTGAGAAAATCTGAAGATGGCCGTGAAACCAAATTATATGATATTGCAGATGACTTACATTGGAAATCTAAGAAGAATTATACCCTTCAGCATGCCGCTGAAAGAATTAAAATATATTCAAAGGAAAAATTTAAATACAAACTATACGATATAAATATATAATATGGAAACACTTAATATAAGACAATTTAAACTTATCAATGGAGAAGATGTTATTGCCGTTCTTAATACAAAGAATGATGATAATTATATAATAGAAAGACCAGTAGTATTGTTACCAAATTTATTAGGGAATATGCAATTCGCACACTGGTTTCCACTTTCTTCGCAAAAGACATTTAAATTGTATAAAAACCGTATTGTTCACCATGTTCCATTGGATGAATATTTACATGAAACTTATATTAAATTTGTCCTTGAAACTAAAAGACCTGAATACAAGCTTCAGACCGTTAAAGAAGCAGTACAAGATATGGTTACTAGAGAGAGGGAAATGATAGAAGAAGACTACCTGGATGTACCAGAACCCAAGGAAACAATACATTAGTTTAGTATACCTCTGGCCCCTGCCAATACTATATTATTATATCACAAAACTGGGGAAATGTAAACACGCAGGTTAAAACTTTTTTGGTTTACAAATGAATGAAAGTATGATATAATATAACATTATGGAGAAAAAATAAAATGTCAGCTAAAGCAAAAGCAAAACCACATTACGTTAATAATAGAGACTTTTCAGAAGCCGTTATGGACTATGCAGTTAGTGCCCAGAAAGCAAAAGAAAAGGGAACTGAAGTACCTAAGGTTACTGATTATATAGCCAAATGTTTTATAAGAATCGCAGAAGGTTTATCACACAGACCTAATTTTGTTCGATACACTTATAGAGAAGAAATGGTTATGGACGCAGTGGAAAACTGTTTAAGGGCAATAGGTAACTATAATATCGAAGCCTCAACACGGACAGGAAAACCTAACGCATTTTCGTATTTTACACAGATATGTTATTTTGCATTTATCCGTAGGATTACTAAGGAGAAAAAGCAACAGGACATTAAGTTTAGATTCATAGAAAAAATGGGTATTGAGGACTTTGTTGCAATGGGTATGGATAACGAAGGAGCCGAACAAACAATGGCTTATGTTGATACACTCAGACAAAGAATTAGTACCGTTAGGCAAAAAGATACAGCAATAAAAGAATTTGCCAAAAAGGAAAAGAAAGCTAAAAAATTGGAGTTATTCATGTCATGAAACATTTAAGTGAGAAACAAAGAGTTAGCCAAGTTAGAAGAAACAAGGCTAGGTTCCAAAAGGAATTAAAACGAAAGGAAAAAAGAAAAGCACTTGCCTTACAAGAGGAAAAAATAAAAATCGCATCTCGTAGATTAGGTAAATACCAGAGAAGAATGGTTAAATTAGCCAAACTAAAATATGGTACACAAGGACAAGCTTTATGAAGGTAGCAATTTTAAATGATACCCATTGTGGGGTAAGAAATTCATCTGATATCTTTCTTAAATATCAAGAACGCTTCTACGAGGAAATATTTTTTCCTTATTTAAAGGAACATAATATAACACAAATATTACACTTAGGTGATTACTATGAACACAGAAAATTTGTCAACTTCAAAGCTCTTAATGCTAATCGCAAGCATTTCCTTGAGCCTATGCGTGATTCCGGTATTACTATGGATATTATCCCCGGTAACCATGATGTATACTTCAAAAATACTAACGAGTTGTGCAGCCTCAAAGAACTGCTTGGGTATTTTACAACTAATGTAAATATCATAATGAAACCAACAGTATTGGACTATGATGGTCTTGGAGTTGCTGTGGTACCATGGATTAATAACCAAAATTATAAAGAGTATATGGATTGGATTGCACAATGTAAGGCACCGATACTTGGAGCACATTTGGAATTAAAAGGATTTGAAATGATGGCTGGGATACCTAATCCTCACGGTATGGACCCATCAGATGCATTTTCAAGGTTTGAAATGGTTTTATCTGGTCACTTCCATACAAAATCAAGTAGAGATAATGTTCACTATCTAGGTTCGCAAATGGAATTTACTTGGGCAGATGTTGATGACCCAAAATATTTCCATGTGTTGGATACAGAAACAAGAGAGATTACGCCAGTTAGAAATCCCATCACTATGTTTAAAAAGGTAATATATGATGATACAAATACTGACTATAGTAAAATTGATGTGAAACAATTTGAACGCAAGTTCATTAAATTAATTGTTATAAATAAAAATGACCTTTATATGTTCGACCAATTTGTGGATAGATTACAAGGTATTGAAACATATGAACTAAAGATTGCAGAATCTTTTGAAGAGTATCTGGGAGAAAGCGTGGAAGACGAGAAAATATCCCTGGAAGATACTACCACCCTTCTAGATTCATATGTCGATGCAGTGGAAACTGATTTGGACAAAGACCATTTAAAGGTTGAATTGAGGAAACTTTATACGGAGGCACAAAACCTCGAGGTAGTATGATACATTTTAAATCATGTACGTGGCAGAATTTTCTGTCCACTGGTAATGACCCTATTACAATTCAATTGGATAGGACCCCTTCAACTCTCATCGTAGGACAAAACGGTGCAGGTAAATCAACTCTATTAGATGCTTTATCATTTGGTCTCTTTGGTAAACCCCATAGAGATATTGGTAAAATGCAATTGGTAAATTCAATTAATGGTAAGAAAACTGTTGTTGAAGTAGAATTTACTATTGGTGACCAAGAGTTTAAAATCGTTCGTGGTATTAAACCAAATAGATTTGAAATATGGCAGAATGGTAATATGACCAATCAAGCTTCTAATATGCGTGATTATCAAAAGTTCCTTGAAACCAATATATTAAAATTAAACCATAAATCATTTCACCAAGTAGTTGTATTAGGAAGTAGTTCTTTTATTCCATTTATGCAATTACCTGCCTGGTCAAGAAGAGCAGTCATAGAGGATTTATTGGATATTAATATATTCTCTAAAATGAATACACTTTTAAAAGAGCGTAATGCTAAAATTAAAGACCAATTGGTTGATATTAACCATCAAATTGATTTATGTAATACCAAAATTGATTCACAATCAAAATACATTAAGAGTTTAGAAGCTTTAAACCAAGACCAAATTGATGGTAAAAGAGAATCAATTAAAAGCCATAAGGAAGATATTGATAAAATATTTGAGGAATCAAAAGATCTAGGTAAAAACCTATCAGCACTTATTACTGAGGAAGAAAAAAGTAATAAACAACATTTGGAAAAAATGTCTGAAATCAAATCACATGATAATGAATTAAATAATAAAATTAAATCATTGGTACATGATGCTAGATTTTATGAAGATAATGACCAATGTCCATCTTGTGACCAACCAATAACTGAGGAAATCAAAAGTGATAAAATATCTAAAATTAAAAATGACGCTGCTGATGTTCAAAGTGAAATGGAATCTCTTAGAAAGGAGATTAAAACTACTGAGCAAGAAGGCCAAAACATTGCAAATAAACTCAATGAACTTAGACAAAGACAACAAAAGATAAATGGAAACAACGAAAAGATTGCTCTCTTACAAAAGGAAATAGATAAAATCCAAAAAGAGATTAATTCACTTACTACACAAACTGGTGATTCAGGTAAAGCTAAAAAAGAATTATCATCGCTGAGGAAGAGTAAGGAAAAGGCGACCGAACATAAATTAGAATATATTGAAGAAAGAACTTATAATGAAGTTATAGGAGAGATGTTAAAAGATACAGGCATTAAAACGAAAGTTATCAAACAATATCTTCCAGTAATGAATAAGTTAATTAATCAATATTTACAGATTTTGGATTTCTTTGTAGCGTTTCACTTAGATGAAAACTTCAATGAAACCATCAGGTCACGCCATCGTGATTCATTTAACTACGCCTCATTTAGTGAAGGCGAAAAACAAAGAATCGACTTATCATTGTTGTTTACTTGGAGGCAAATAGCCAAACTCAAGAATAGTGCAGCAACAAATCTGCTGATACTCGATGAAACCTTTGATAGTTCTTTGGACCACGATGGTATCGAAAACCTTACCAAGATTCTAACTACATTAGAAGATGGTACCAATGTCTTTATTATATCTCATAAAGGAGAAATACTAGAGAATAAGTTTAGGTCTAAAATAGAGTTCTTTAAACAGAAGAACTTCTCAAAAATTAAATAGCTTATGGGGCTGTAGCTCAGTAGGGAGAGCGGTTGCTTTGCAAGCAATAGGTCGCTGGTTCGATTCCAGTCAGCTCCACCATAAGTTTTGTTACATTTGTGTTACAACTATGTTACAATCTTGTTACTTTTTATAATAACGTGTTTACATTTGCTCTAGTCATGGTATAATAGTACCATAATTTAATGATAAGGAGTGAATTATGATACATAAATTACAACAACTAGGACTCTTAGATTGGGACTTTGTTTCAACTATGGGTGGTCTTTTACTATTAATCACTTTAGGACAAATCGTATAATGAAACATAAATCAACACTAGCAAAACTATTGGCAAAAGAAGATATTACTGTTCAATATGGTAACTATCACACAGCGTGGTTTGACATTAAAGATAGAGTATTAGGTTTACCTCAATGGAAAGATATGGGTAACGATGTTGCTGACCTATTAATTGGTCACGAAGTTGGTCATGCTTTATACACTCCATTCGAAGGTTGGCATGACAGCCCTGAAAAACTAGAGGGTTGCCCTAGGTCATATATTAATGTTATCGAAGACGCAAGGATTGAAAGACACATAAAAGAAAATTATGCTGGTCTTGTTGGTCCTATGTCCAGAGGTTACAAAAAACTATTTGACGATGGATTTTTTGGAGATGATATCCTTAATACAGATTGGGATAATGTTAAATTAATCGATAAAATTAATCTAAAGGCTAAAGTTGGTAATTTACTAGATGTACCTTTTAATTCTGAAGAGATTGTATATTACCAAAGAGCAATGAAAACACAAACATTTGCTGAGGTATTGGACTTGGTTAGAGATGTCCTTGCATATACTAAAGAAAACCAAGAGGAACTAATTCAAAAACCTGAGCCACAATCTTCAAAAGAGGAAAACCAA